ACAGGGTCTTAATGGTCCTCAAAAGGTTCCCTAACGCTTCCATGCCCCTGGCGCTCTCAAAGGATAGCATGAGCATTTGGTCCTCATTCTCGAACTTAAAAAGGTTCCGAAGCGCGGCTCCCTTGTATATCCAACAGGCTTCGATGGTCCTGGCTCTGTTCCCGTCATCATGGAAATATTTCTTTTCCGTGATCCCGAGGATAAAGCAGCGTCTTTCAGGGAGCGTGTAACCGACCGCTTCATCGGTTCTTTGTTTGAACTTTTCATGATAGTAAAAAGCCGGTATTGTCGGGTTCCATGTTCTTTCACCTCCAAGTGCGCCGGGAGCGTTCAAGGCCCATCCGACGTACCGCTTCGCGTTCAGGTGGTTCTTATCCATGGCGATCTCGGGGTAAATGACAATACTGTCATTGTCCGGATACGCTTTATGCGGTGTGTTCCATCCGGGATTTGTTTGGTCAGTGGTTATGAACGCATTGAAGCCGGCAAGGTTCAAAAGGTGCGTTAAACGGTGAAGGCATTGCACCCCTGCTGATCCGCCGAAAGGCGGCGACCATACCAGAAAATTCATAATCACTCCGTAAATATTGCCGGGAGCCTTGCGACCCCCGGCTATATTTTACCCTTAAAACGCCGTGAACGGTCCCTCGACAGCAACGATCCCGCTTGCCGCACCGGTTGACTTGGAAGCCAAACAGTTGAATACGAGCTTCGCGGAGTTCTGATTGCCGTCCAGAACGATCGGAACGTCACCAGACGCGGGAGCTGCTTTGAAGACGCAAAGGGTCTCCGAGTCGCAGTCAACGTCAGGCGTGTTCGATTCGTTCGTGGGGTCGTTGTTCTTGTCATAGACCATGAACGAAACGGCCTTGGTCGTCAGCTTCATTCCCCTGTTCGCTTTGAACTGAAGGACATCGGACGCGCTGGTTTCCGAAGGGTCCATTAACAAGATATCCTGCAGGATCTCAAGGTCGATCTGAGACAGATTGATCTCAAGTTCATACTTGCAGTCGTCCTGGTAAAGCTCCGTGTCACCCTGCTGCTGGTTGTACGTCATGGACGTGGTGCGTTTCGGGGTGAACTTGACACCGCCTTCAAAGGTGTGAAGCTGTACCCATCCGCCAGTCGTCGGTATCTTTTTACCGGCAACGGCATCGCATTCGACATCAGACAGCATGGTCCGCACGAACAGTAAGGGGGTTTTCTTTGTGTCAGTTCCCTGGGCTGTAAAATTGGTAAACGACATAATATTTCCTCCGTCGTTAAATTTCTATTGTCAATTCTATGACTGATTCAAAGGTGGCTGTGTCTCCGGTCGATTCCACGCTTATGGTGGGTAAATGCGGAACGCAACCGATGCACTTGTCTCCGAGCGAGGTGTCCTCAAACTTCGCTGCGATCTGCGCGACAACGTCCAGCTCGTCCATTTCATCCTGCACCCGGTTCCTGTAAACAACATGGTACGTGAGGTTTGAGTTTCCGATCTGCCTGATGTCCTCATTGGTTCCCTCGGAATAAACCACACCAAGCATCGGGAAATCAGTATCGCTCAACAGCTGCGCCCTGGTTGTTTTCACGGCTGTGGTCAATATCCCGGTCAACAGGGTGACCAGGTAATCCCTGATAACTTTGATCTGTTTGACCTTGTTGCTGTAAGTCATCTCATGATTCCTTCGTTCTTCAGTTTTATCCGCACTCTTCTTGCAACGTTTGCCGTGTTTCTCTTGTCTCTTATGGTATCTTTCATGAACGGCCTGTGCTTCTTATTCCCTGACCACGTTGCCTTGCGCGACCGTTTCCATGCTTTCTTGTTGCCCTCGCGGCCCTTCCAGCGATCCCAGTTACCCGTTTCATAAGCATGACCGTACCAGGGGATGGTGCCTAAATAAGCGGTGTTTCCTTCGCTCATGGCGTTAGTTTCATTCCGCAGTGTCCCGCTTTGAACTCCGAGGTATTTCCATGTCAATAGTAATTTGACGCTCCGGGTATATGTCGCCATCATGGACTGCGCTATCACCCGTTCAATCCGTTCAACGATCTGCTTGTTGGTCAGCGTCTTTTTCAGCATCCGATCATGCACACCGTGTTCAGGCGTCGATTCACCTCATTGTAAAAATCACTGTCCGTTTTATAAGAGACATTCGTCTGGTCTATGACCGACGATGTCTTGTTCAATGAGCCGGTCTTGTTCGGCATCTTCAGGTATTCCCATATCGCTATTTCAGCAATGATCTGGTTGATCGCCCGCATCCCGTAATTGGATGTGTAAATGACCTTGTACCGGATGAGTTCAGCGTCCCTCTCGATGAACCTCCAGGTCCTTTGTCCGAGCTGTGCGTATGTGGTGGACGGGACAACCTCGGAAACACCGTCCTGGTCATAACCGGTGATGGATGTGATGTTGATGTCGTTCGCCCTTAACAGCAGGGTAAATTCCCAGATGTTCCCATTAAACCACTCTTCAAAGGAACCGCCCGAAGTGGCGACTGACAGCGTGGTCTGAGCCGCTACATACATCAGCCCAACATCCATCGCTTTCGCGATCAATGCGTCGTCACCTGAAGCGGCAGGGGTTAAGTTCAGTTCAGCGCGAACCTCTGACAACAGCACCATTTTATTTTCTCCCGACTATCGTGTAATGTCCTTTGGCATGAACCAAGCGATCATCGTTCTCGGGCCATTCGACAACACCCATGTATTTCATGCTGTGAAAGGTCCATGAGCCATTGATGGCGACAAGTAGGATCGCCGGTTTGGCCGGGGTGTTCACAGTCTGGGTTTTCTTCATGGGCTCAACCGGTCCTTCGTTCTTTGCCGGGGTGATCGTCTGACTTTTTACTGCCATATAAAACTCCTAAATAAATACGGTCCGGGCGGTTTCCCGCCCGAACACTATGCCTGTTTAGGCGTGGGTCTTGAGGACCGCGAAATACTTGGGAATGACTTTGAAATCCTGCCTCTTGACGTACCGGAGAGCGGTCTGGTAGTAGTCGAATCTCATCGAGGTATCGATGTCCACTTCAAGGCTCATGCGGTCGCCGAACAGGATGCCCTGGCCGAAGTCGCCATAAACAGCGAATGCGGTTGCGGCGCCGACTCCGCTATACGCGGGCATGATGGCCGTGCTGGTTCCGGAGTTGATCCATACGACGGGCTTACCCCAGATCGTTTCAACAGCACCGGTTCCGGCGGGAGATCCCATAATGTACTGACCATAGGTGTCTTTCAGGGTTCTGATGAACGGCCTGAAGGTCCTGCTGATCACGAACACGCCATTGGTATCGTCAGCGGTCACGGCGTCGATCATATCAGCGAAGTCGTCAGCGTCCAGAGTACCGACGGAAGAACTGGCCATAGTAACGGCGTTCGTTCCGGAAGCATTCAGGATACCGGTCACTCCGCAGTTGGCGAAGTCAGAGGCACCCGAGCCGTTCAGAACGATGTAGTTCGCGCGGTAGTCGAACGCGTTCAGAGCGCGGCCTTCGATGTGGTTGATGAGCGCGGGGGAAACATCCTGAAGCGCTTCACTGTCCCAGTAAACGAGGGCAGCGATCTTCTTGGCGGTCAGCTGATATCTTCCACCCGAGCCAACTGAATCGGTGAGCTGCGAAGCGGCGGCCACATAACCGGCCTGGATGCCGTCAACGTACTCGCCAACGTCCATGGCGTTGGAGTTCATCGGGATGGGGTTCAGCAGGGGAACGATGGAGTTCTGACCGGTAAAGCTGACACCGGTATTGACGATGCGGGAGCTGACTTCGGTCGGGATGAAATATCCCAGGTTCCCCGAACCGGCGCCGGCGGTCTCGTTGAAATTGTAGGTATATTTGAACTTGTCAGACATACTCTGCAATTCTTTGACAGCGTCCTGATCGTTGCGGAACTTCGCGCGGACGAGCAGCTTGTAGAACTTGACTTTTTCGTCGATCATGGATTTTTCGTGGGACATTTCACCGAAGATCTTCACGGACTTGATCTTTGCGATTTCACTTTTCATGTCGGCCATGTCGTTCACGGCTTTCGACATAGCATCCTCACCTTTGTCGGCGGGAGCCTGTTCTTTGTGGGTCTTTTTGAGGTTGTCAATCGCTTCACCCTGGGTCTTCTGCGTATCGACGATGCCTTTCACGGCTTCGCCAATATCGCCAAGGGTTGCGACGATCTTATCAAGATTGTCAGCCATTGTAATACTCCTATTTATTTTTTGAGCTTCATCAGGTCGTCATAGATAGATTTCGTCAGCCGCCCCGCCTTGGAAGTCAGACCCGCTGCCTTCAAGTTCTCACGGATAACGTCAAGTTTCTTTTCCGCCTGTTCACTCAATTTATATTCCTGTACGTTTTCGTATGCCTTCATGATGAGAGCTTCCTGATTGGCCGGAAGCGGAACCGCAGACACCTCAAACATGTTTGAAGTGAATATGTCAAAACCTTTTTCCGCTTCGTTGTAAACATATTCCTGCATCCTGAACCGAATAGACACCGCTTTTTGAAATTCATTCTTGTATAAATACAGCGCTTTGTTTCCTTCCTCTGTGTCAGCAAACTCAATGGCAAATTCCAACTGAGGAACATTGCTCTCGTCCGCGCCTATGGCCGCCTCGATCACTTTGCCAATTGCCCAGCTTCCAGCGTCATGAAATTGAAGGACGATAGGGTTTTTTAAAAACTCGTTTATCTGGATGCCTTTTCCTTTGGGATTTGAACCGACATAGACAAGATCATTGTCTCTGTCCCTGATTTGTTTTGAGGCAACGACACGGATAATTCTGTCGCTGTCCTCGGTCATGAGGGCGGTCTTCTGTTTGGCGTTGATCAGACCGAACTGCAATTCCTTATTCTTTGTCATTTCGTTTTCCTTCATGTTGTTTCTCCTATACCGGCATTGTGCTGCAACGGCAGTTACAAATATTTCCAGGTGATCCGTTAGCCATATCTCCCGGATAATTCATAGTTTCAAAAGGTGCGCCTTCGGCAGCCGGGACCTTAAATGATTCCATCAGCTTCGCCTTCTGGCCGTCCATTGCCACATGGTCGAACGCGGCGCCATCCACGATGGACCGGACATCACCGTCGCGCGCGGTCAACCATTCCCTTTTCTCAACCTCGTTCTCATGGTACTGGTCAAGCATGAGGTCGTTCGACATTGATGTGGTTTCCGTCCGTGCAATGAGCAATGCCCGGTTGTCTGCAAGTTTATAAACGCCCTTGGTCGCATTGATGAACGCATCAGCCATTTCACCCGATGAGTAATTATTCTGCAAGCCTTTGAGGTACGCTTCTTTAATGGCTTCTTTCAACTGCTCGTCCACGGTCGCGTTGACTAATGTAAAGTTGTCAAGATGGTTGCTCGTGGTGATGATGTTCCTTGAAGATTCTACCCACTTCAAGCCATACTGATCAATTAGCTTTTTGACGATGTTGTCATTGACCTTGGCATACATGACCACACCGAGCTTTTTCAGGTCAGAGTTGGCGATGCCAATGCGTTTGTCAATGTAAGAAAGAAGTTTATCCTTCGGGCTCATTTCATCCTTCACATCCTTCTTGATCTGGTCCAGCACGTCGTTGCGCCAATTCAGGAAATGTTTCTCGACAGCACGCCTAAACTGAATCTCAACGAATAAATGTGATTTACCAAATAACTCTTTCGCGCTGTCCCGAAACACGCTTTTGAATCTGTTCGGTATGATGATGCTTTTCTGTTCCGGCACGATGATGTTGGTCTCGGGTGCCTCTTTGATCTTCGGGAGGTCAAGGTATGAGGTGATGGTCTCATTGTCATAACCTAGCAGCTGCATGGTCAGGCCGGACTGTAATTTTGTATTCAAGTCCTGCTGCATTGCCGGTATGGCGGAATAGTCAAAATAATATTCATATGTGGTTTTAAATTCCTTTTGAAGTACATCGCGGCTGATCGCGGATGCCAGGGAGTCAAAGGTCGGGACGAGCGTGGTCTCCCAAAAAAGTTTCCGCTGTTCCTTGGCATTGGCATAGTTCACGGAGTCTGTAAGTCCAAGTTCGACCGGGGGAACCTTGAAGATCGCGAGGACTTCCTCACGGCTGACCTGCTGGAGCTTGTCAAAAGCCATTTCGGCTATCGTGGCGCCTGTTTTCTCATACTTCAGGCCGGAACCCAATACAGCGGTCTTCCCGGCATTGTCAGCGCCGCCATACCGTTTCTTAAGCTGTTTCTGGTAAAGGTCAATATCAGCTTCACCCAGGCGCTGTTCGGTGTAAAGAACACCCTTGAACTCTCCGCCGTTCTCAATGGTGGATTTGTTGAACCTGTCCGCTCCGTTCTTGTTGGCAACGGAAAAGAGCAAGTGGTTGATCTTCGACCCGCCGGTGTAGTAGGAGTCAATGAACTCATCATCCATCCAGACGATCAGGTCATCATCGGGCAGGTCAATGAGGCCTGCGCCATTGTTCAGTTGCCATGCGATGATGCCCTTGGCAAGCAGCGCCGGGTTCATTTGGACACGGTCTGAAGGCAAAGGCTGTAAGGCTATGAGACGTTTGTTGTCCATACGGATTTTGTAAATAAAGGCGATGCCAAAATAGGCATAATAAAAATTAACGTACTTCCTGAACTTGGCTTGAGTGAACAGGGGGTGCGGCTGGATCATGAGCTGTTCAAACTCGGGGACTTTGACTTCCTTCTCGGTCTTCGGGTCCCATATCTGGCCAATGGGCTGAATGCTGTTCCGGGTGATGGCACGGATGGACGAGGCGATCCAAGGGTTGTACTTGGCGATCTCGGTCAAGGTTGTCGTGTCCTTGGCATAGTCATAAGCTGACAACCGCATCCCGAAACCCTGGATCTCTTTCATGTACGACGTGACAGACTTTTCCTTTTCTTCGGTAATGGCCGGTAATGAACCAACGGGTTTCAAAGGACCTTTTATTACTTCAAGACCAAATGGCAATTTCATATGACCTCTAAATCAAAAATATTTGAGGCTTTTCGTTTTTCATGTGGGTATGTATCGCGTACCGTGTCGCGTCCATCCCGTGATTGTTTATCCCGATTGGCTCATTCAGGGCGTTGCCGTCCTTGTCTTTCTTCCAGACATAAGACCTTTGCTCCCGGATGATGTTCTCCGAACCGTCAATGATGTGGATCTTGCAGGACTTCAGGAAGTCGATGCCAGCATGTACGCTGTCCTGTCCCTTCTGGCAGGGTTGGATGTTAAACCCGAAGCTAAAAATCTCGTCAATGCTTTTGGGTTCAGCGGAGTCAGCATAGATCGCGTCACTGCGGTTGATATTCAAAGTGCCCATCTTGTGGGCCAGGTCGATATTGGTCAGGCCGGTCTGATGAATAATTTCCTGAATCCAATACTCATCAGCCTTGCGGTAGACTTTAACTAGGGAAGTGGGGTCCACTGAGTAACCGAAGTCCATGCCGTAGAATACTTCATCAAAGCTGTGCGGAAGGTCGGTAATATCCCAGGTGTAGATGACTCCTTCGAGTTCTCCCCACTCCCCATTTCGGTAAATATTCCATAAGTTTTCATCGTACTCTTTGAGCCTGTCCAGCTGTGCCAGGTAGGCAGGGTCTTTCTGTAACAGGAAAGGGTTATGGTCGATGGTGTATTTCAACTTCTTGGCGTTTCCGATGTTCCGCTCAAAAAACCGGTTGTACACCCACGATGTCTTGCCAACCGGGTTGAATGATCCGACCACCTGTTTGTAAGCGCCATTACCACCGCGAAGGATCATGAGGACCTCATCGTAGTCCATTTCCCTGAACTCGGTCAACTCCTCCATCCAGGCATAATCAAGGTCGGTAACGGACCGCAGCTTTGCCGCGTCATCCTGGTTGTTGATGGACCTGAACAGGATCTGCATGTTCCCGATACGCCCGATGCTGTCCTGTCTGTTCAACTCATACCGTAAACCAAAGCGTTCGGCCTCATTTCCGATCAATTCCATCGAAGATGCTTTCAGGGAAGGCAGGGTCTTACGAAGAGCCATGACTTTGAGAGGCTTGTCAATGCCAAGGTTGTGGTGTACCGAGGGGAGCAGAACGATCTTCTGGGCTATTGAAAAGGAATTATGAACAACCGTATAATCTTTTAAATAACAGGTTCCATCTCCATCAAGAGTAAACCCGTAATATTCCCCACAATTTAAAGGTGTTATTTTCAGTTGATTAGCATACCCGCATGATCCATTTGTTTTTTTTCGTGCTAATTTGACCGGTATTTTTGATACATCACCGCTGATTGTCAACCTGTGATACAGACCGGAAAACCCAATATTATTTATCTTGCATATCTTTTCCGACTGGTAAGTGTAAAACCCCAGAGAGTTTGCCAATGATTTTATCTGTTCAATCAACAGTTTTGACTTTTGAATAATTTCGTATGAATTTTTGCTTTTGCACCCATCCGTATCTATAATCCCGGCCAATAATTTTAAACGAACGTCTTCGCTATTAATTAAATATTCATTCGGAATGTGTTTACGGCCTATCAAACCGTAAGATTTAAAAACGCTTAAAAGTCTATTTTTGTGTCTACCGTACCCGACAATATTTCCGGCTGTTATTACATAAGTCGGACAGGTCTTGCATGTGTTTTGATTAATAGTGACTTTTAATCCATATTCATCCGCTATCTTATAAACATAATCTTTAATCTCATCGTCTTCGGTAGTAATGCCTACCTTGCCGGTATTTCCATCGCCAAGCCACAAGCCGAGGAAATAAGGGTCAATGTCAACATGAGCGGATTTGAAAATAGCCGTTGTTTTAAACGGTTTATAGTATGCCTTGAATTTGTTGCTTTGTTTTAGATATTGTTCAACGCCTATAATCCTAACTTCGGAATGATTTGGATAGCGTCCGCGACTGTGATAAAGATATGGTTTCGATGTCGCTTGCCTTTTTTTTAAGACCAGATCATGACTTCCATTGACAACATAAGGTTGAGCTTTTGATTGTTCAACACAATATAAATCAGCGATTCCTCGGTGAACCGCTATCACGTTTTGAACAGTTCCATTTGAACCAAGGATTTTATCGCCAATGGCTATTTTCTCGACTGAGATCAAAGAACCGTCCGGTTTGACAATCTCAGTACCGCGCTCAAAACACTTCCCCGCACCGCGGCCGCCGTAAACAATAAGTTCGCGGTCGGTTGACTGGAATATATCAAGGTGATAAGGATTGATGTCAACCGTTGCCATGAGAGCCGCCATGAGAAATCCGATCATCCATGTGCATCCTTTTTCATATCTTGGGCATGAGGTCTTTGGGTATGTTAATGACCACCCCGACTTCACCGGAATGGTTCAGGTCAAGGTTCCCCTTGGGTGTTCCGTCTACACGGTCATAAATGTATTTGATGGCGTGAATGTTTCCCTTCATGGATAGTTCAATCAGTTTCTGTGCCAGCTTCTCACGGTTCCCTTTCTTCCCAAGTTCACTGATCAGGATGTCTGTCAGTGTGTCGCCTTTTTTTGGCCTTCCGTTTGGGTTCCCGGTTTGTCCTTTCTTGTAGGGCATTGTATTCCTTCTGTTTTACAGTAATAAATAAAAAAGGCAGGAAACTTTCCCAGCTTTTCGACCAATCTTAACATTTATTCGTTGACAGTTCTGTATCAATTCATGTCAATTTCTTTTCCAAATTATATAACTTTCGACCCTTTGCCATGTTCTCATGCGCCCATAACGGTTGAATGTTTTTGAAATTAAAACAAATTTTTCTTTGCTCCTGGTCTTTGAGATTAAATGCACATTTTGGTATTTTGTGGTCCATATGCCACATTCCGTAATTTTCCCAGGTCATTCCTGGTTTCCATAGGGATTCAATATAAGTTTTGAACTCTTCGACAGAACATCCAAGTAATTTCATAAATTCTATTTTCCTGTGGCCGTATCGTAATTGTTCTTTAAACAGACATGCATTGGCCATCTGAACAATAATTTTTTCCACCTTGCTCTTTTTCGTTTTGATGATTTTAGGTTGCTCTGACTTTTTCATCTCAATTCTGCGTACCTGACGTTCGCTCAAACTATATTCGTGAATAATTTGTTTGTAATTCGATCCACATAATAACTTTCTTCGTATCTCAACATTTCTTTCGGCAACCGATTTGGCACCACCTTTTTTCGGTATATAGACAGTAATCCGATCGGCTTCATACATCCGAAGAAAGTTTTCAGGATTCGTTTGATAGGCGTCAATTAACTCAAAAATGTTCATATTATCCCCTCACCGTTTATTTTTATAGTCCGTGCTGTAAAACCCCGGCCCCTTGAACTGAATGCTGACCGCCCCGATCTGCTTGTCCATGAGCTCATTACAGTCAGGGCATAAAAGGCGGTCAGGTTCCCCGCGGTTTACCAGTAACTCAATGACCTTTCCACAGGTTGGGCATTTGAAGTCGTACAAGGGCATCAAAGACCTCCGGCTTTCCGCAATGCTTTTTCGGCGGCCTCAACGATGTCAGTATCGCTGATATTGTGTTCATCGCCCCATGAATCAACAATTAACCTACACGCCTCGAACAAGTCTGGAGCGGCCGCGATCAACATGGCGTCTTTATCGTGGTCAATGATCCGACATACCCGTTCACCTTTTGGTCCGTAAACCATTGG